CGGGATGCTCCTGAAGGAAACACCATCGGAAGTACAACTCATTCACGATGCAGTTCAAAATTGTCGTCCAGAATCCACCGCTGCAGTTGTTTGCCACAGTAGTGAAGAGAACGTCTCCGATCTGCATCGGCGCCTGGCTCTCGTGGGCTACCATGTAGGCAACTTCCGAACTCGTAGCACCGCACTCCTTGCACAGCTCGCCCAGGATCCAAAACGCAGCGTCTTGGAATTGCTTCTGGTGCCGGATGTCAAATTCCGCGTAGTCCCCATCGTAGTAGTTGGTGCCGACCTCCCGTAGGTAGTCAAGCAGCACTTGCATGTCGTGGGACTGCACGTTGAAGCCAATGGCAGCAGAAATCTTGCTCCGGACCGAGTTGAAAGCCGAAAGCACAGCGCCGAAACGCATGCGAAAAGCAACACAACTGATCATCGAGTTCGCGTAGGTCAGTCGGGTTGCCACTGCTTCAATTTTCTTCGGCTTGACGGTTTCGTCCTTCAAGTAGCCGATGAAGCGGTGGTCAATCTCTTCTCCATCATAGTTCGCCATCGTGAGCAGCTCTTGGTGCACCATGCCCCTGAAGGCTGGAGTGTACTCGAGCTGCCCATCCTTGTCAAACCAGACAAAGTCAGTCTTCCCCTTCTTGCGCGCTGAATGCACCAGCGGATAGCCGGGCGATGTCTGTACTCTGATCGAACTGAGCTTGCCAGGAACCCCAGCACAGCCCTCTTCGAACGATAGACCTCGCTTGCCCGTAGGCCAATACAAATTGCGACGCAGGTTTGCGAGCAACGCATTGCGGATGATCTCGATGTCGCCAAACGGCACTTCGACCGGCTTCGGAGCCAGAGTCCGCTTAATGGCGTTGGCCACTGGATCGATTCCTCTCGCTCGCTTATCCTTAGCGCTCAAGATCGCTGGCTCCTTCACAGACGCCACAGGCAGAAATTTGCTGATCGCGCTCTGACGCAACTTGCTCTTCTCTGACATGTGAATACGCTGTTCTGGAGGCACTTTCTTGATCCACACCAAGTTGGGCGACTCAACATCGACAGTCTCAAAGCTCCCTCCCTCTGAAGAGAACTCAAAGCCAGCCTCAAGAATGATAGCCGCAACTTCCTTGGCAAAATCCGGACCCCGAGCTTTGCGCATCACTTCAACAAACAGACTGTACCGCTTGCGCAGTTCGTCCTGATCGGTGACGCCCTCAATCGCAGTCAAAAATGCATCTGCCTCATGCTCAGCAGTCTCCCGAATGGCGGCATTCACTGTCTCTTGCGAAACAATTGTAGCCAACCCTTTAGGGTCATGGAACTTGAGAGCAGAACCAGCCACGTGAAGACCGCAGATCTTATTGACAAACGGACCCGAAGCCACCACCAGCGGAAGACCACAGTCCCCAGCCTCAGTAACAGCCTGGTAACGCCAAAGCTCTTCGAGCTGGATGCGTTGGCCTTCGTGCGAGTACGCTTGATCCTCCACCTTTTGCGCGTTGCTGAACCGAAGACGTCCACCCGACTCCTCGAGCCGCACCGGGACACTTTCGAGCCCATTCAACTCGTTTTCGGTGATGAACCTTTTACGAATGTCTTTGAACGACGGCAGTGTCGTATTGCGGATCCTCAGCGCAAGCAAGTCGTTATCAGGGTTTGACCTGAAGTCATCTTCCTCGATCTCGACTTCATAGGTATTGCCCTTGTAGGCGAAGCTTGCGTGGCTGAAATCTTCGTGCGACCAAAGTTTACTCACCGTCCAGTGGTTGTAGGTAATGACCCACCTCCCCACGACCGGGATGACATTGACGCTCTTGATCTCGCCTTTCGCGAAGAATGTGAGAATGCCTGAAGGTACTTCACGCAGCGTTGCCGATTCTCCTCTCGACATTTTAGCGAACCACTTGTCGGCTTGCGTACGTGTTCTTGCTCCCCCGCGACGTGCGCGACGGTGGTGTGCAGCGCTGGATGAAGTGTGCAACTGCGAGTCAAATGAAAGCTCCTCTTGCTCCTCGCCAGATAGCCAGCCATAGATCGAGCGACCTGCATGGATGAGCATCAGCAAAACCGACACTTTTACTCCAAACTGCAGTCCGTTCTGGATGGACCCGGCAACGCACTCGTCGTAGCGGCCTGACCCCCACTTGAGCCAGCTCTCCTCAAACGTGACGACAAAATTGTCGAAACACGCCCTCTGGTAAGCGGCGGTTGTGCGGATCACATCAGGATCCAAGCTGGGCCTAGCCCGAGCCACACCGGCGTTCACTTGATCGCGCTCGCCGTGGACATCGAGATTAGCCATCTGAATGGCAATCTTATCGGACTCATACTCAGAGTGCTCCCTGCACATCGACAAGTCCTGGTCTTGGCCTCTTGCCCTGCAAACGACGTGTCGCTGGCAGCCCGGGAAGCTGCAGTGATGACGATGCACCTCTTTCAGGCAAGCGCCCGAAGTCACAGGTGATTCCTCAGTCGACACTACGTCTCGGGGATTCTGCTCGAACACCTGCCTGCAGATTTGTCTTCCACTACAGGTCGGACAAGTCCATGATCCACCGGTCACCCAATGGGAGGACTTCTTTCCACAGCAATTGTGCTCGCACCCTGGCCGGTTTCGCCCTTCAGATTGAAAGTTGAAGAGACTAGCAATCGCCTCGCTTGGGCTCATGGGGGCAGTGGGTAACTCAAAGCCGGCGCGAAGCACTTCATTGACAATGTCTTCAGCACTTCGCTCTTCGGCGATACCACCATCCACCATCGCCTGGATGATCTCGCACTGCTCGTTGTGATTGGCATAGTTGTTCCTAAGAACTTCTACGAGAGTAGCGAAATCAAGCAAGGGATACTTGGTGTCCTGGCGTGGGTTCAGGTCGACGGCATGATCAAACTCGGCTGGCAGTACACGGAAATTGCACCACTTAACGCTCTCGAGCTCTTCACGCGAATACTTCGTCGAATCGAAGTTATGTCCTCCTGGCTGGGTAGGCCTGAAGTCCTTGCTTCTCACGACTTGCACCACCAACTTGCGGCGGCG